GCGGGTACATCGACTTCGGTGTGCGCGAACAGGACCACCGCGGCGCGCTGAAAATGAAGGGCGAAGCGTAACCCCCCCCCCCCCCCCCCCGGAATTCCCCTTCACATCCGGCAGCGCGGATTCCACCTACCAACAAGGAGTATTGATTCATGGCAACGGCTCAATTCATTCATGACGGCAAGAGCATCGACCACACCCCATCAGCCGACGTGGCCGCCGGCGACGTGATCGTACAAGGCGATCTGATCGGCATCGCCAAACTGGACATCGTCGCTGGCACGCTTGGAGCGCTGGCGGTGACCGGCGTGTTCGACCTGCCCAAGACTGCTGGCGTCGGCGAAGCGATCGGAGCGGGCGCGAAGGTCTACTGGGACGAAGCTGAATCCGTCGCCAAGACCGACGACGAAGCCGGCGCGAACAAGTACCTCGGCAAGACGGTGCTTGCCGCCGGTGACGACGACACCACCGTGCGCGTCCGCCTGGAGCAGTAGTCGATGAGCGACCTTTTGCGCGATGGTCTGACCTGGCTCGAGCAGCAGCGCACGGCGCACTGTTCCAGCCAGGTCACCTACCGCCGCGAGGCGACCGAGCTTCTCGTCAACGCCACGTTCGGGCGCACCGAGTACGAGGTCGCGGATGAGTATTCCGGGGGCGGGGCCACGATCAGGGCGCACGTGGTCGACTTCCTGATCCTGGCCGAAGAACTCTCGCCCACGTTCGGGGAGCCCAAGGCGGGCGACCAGATCGTGGCCGACGGACGCATCTACGAGGTGATGGCGCTTTCGGGACAGGGACATTGGCGGTGGAGCGACCCGTACCGCACCACCTATCGCATCCACACCAAAGACGTGGGCCCTGCGGCGTAAACCAGGACACAGAGCGGACGGCTGATTGCCAACCCGTTCCCAGGACCAAGGCGATGAGTAACTGCGACAGCCACGATGAACGAATCCGCCAGCACGAAATCGCCGAGCTGCACAGCAAGCTCGACAAGCTGGATGAAGCGATTCGCGGCAACGGCAAACCCGGCATCCAACTGCGACTGGATCGGCTCGAGTCAGCCGAAGCCGTGCGGTCCAAGCTCTTGTGGATCATCGCCGGCTCGACCGTGACGCTGGCGACCGGCGGAATCTGGAAGCTGATTTTCGGTTAGGCGGGAGTGACGTATGGCGACGATCATCGACATTGCGGATGCGGTGGTGGCGGAACTCAACGGCGTCGATGCGCCCAAGTTCGGCGAGCCACCGGCGGGGCTCAACGCCCAGCGCGCCTATCGCCCGGTGTTCGCTCTCGAGGAGATGGATGATCTGCATGTGACGGTGGTGCCGCGCGGGGTGGAGATGACCGCCGCCAACCGAACGCAGGTTCAGCGGGATGTTCAGATCGACATCGCGGTGCAAAAGCGATTGTCCGTCGATGACGAGTTGGCCCAGGCCGACGCCCTGATGGCCCTGGTGGAGCAGATCGCCGAGCACTTTCGCCACAAGCGCCGGGCGGGTCCGCAGGCGGTATGGATCAGGACGGACAACGAGCCCATCTTCGCGCCCGAGCATCTGGATCAACTGCGACAGTTCAACAGCGTTTTGACGCTGACGTTTCGTGTGATTGGCTAGGAGGCAAGATTCATGGGCATCAGGGAATCATGGCTGCAGGCGGCGACGGTGGCCGTCGACAGCCAGACCAAAGAGCTGCTGGTTCGCACCGGCGGAGCCGTCACCCCCAAGCGGGTGAAAGTGGACTGCGCCTCGGCCGCTGCGGCGGGCAATGAGCTGATCGCACCCGTCGCGGGCAAAACGATCTGCGTTTTAAGCGGCCTCTTGATGTTCGGCGGCGATAGCGACGCCGCGTTCTACTCCGGTCCAGCCGACGCGCTTGATCCTGACAAGAAGATCAGTGGCACGATGAGCCTGGCTAAGGGCGGGTTCATCATTCCCGACCCCAGTGACCCACAAAGCCACAGCCTGCGAACGGCGGTGGGTGACGGGCTGACGCTGTGGTTGGGCACGAGCGTTCAGGTGGGCGGCTGGCTGGTCTACTACGAGGAATAAGCAACGATGACGCTCAGTACCCGCGAGATCGCTGTTACCGATCGAGAGGCGGTCAAGGCGCTATGGGCTCAGGCGAAACTCTCCTCCCAAACCCTCTGCTGGCGCGATGTGCCGCCGCTGTCCGACAGCGGGTTCGCCGCTTACCACTCGGTGCCCACGCGGCGGGCGCTACTGCTGATGGAGGATGGTTCACCCGCGGGCTTCATCCTCATGGCCGGCAAGAAGATTCCCCGGGCGGTGCAGTTCTACACACCTGACGATGCCCGCTTCGTCGTGCTGGCCCTGGCGGCCTTCAAGCATCTTCAGCGTGATGGGATCGCTCGGATGGAGGCTGAAATCCTCGCTTCCGACACCGCCTGGCAGCGCAGGATCAAGTTGCTCGACGCCCAACTGACCGAACTGGGCATGAAAAACGGCCAGGTGAATTCCTACCGGGTGGTCATGGACGTGAATCAAACCGTCGCGCTCCTCGAAGCGCAGCAAGGGACCGATGCCAACCCAGACGTACAACCCCGCGCATAGCAACGAGCTGTACTCGAAGTATTCCGACGAGGTTCGGCTCAACCCGACTCAGCTTCGCCCGTCCGGGACGACGGGTGCGTACTACCGCACGCTGCTGACGTTCGATCTGACGGACGTGACCGCTGCGGTGGACGCGGCCAGTCTGGTGCTGAGCTTCGTCGACGATGACGCCGTCGCGGGCGTGCTGGTCCAGGCCGGCCGATGTACGCGGGCGTATGAGCGGGCGCAGGCCACCTGGAGCCATTGGGATTACAGCCAGGGTGCCGCAGGGCAGTGGACTGCTCCCGGTGGTGATCGTGACGGGACCGTGCTCTCGGATTGGACGGCGCAGGCCGGGGCCGGTCAAACCGTCTTTGATGATGCGGACATGGTGGCGCTGGTCAATGACGCCATCACCAACCGAGGGGGCATCTTGCGGCTGCTGATTGATGCGTCGAGTTCTCTATCGCTGGCCGGCTGGTACGGCACAGCCGTGTCGGTACCCGCTATTGATCAGCCGCGCCTGACGCTATCCGGCGTCGGTGTTCCCGCTGCGGGGGGATCATCGCTGACCCTCACGGGGGTGGGACGATGATCGGCATCGAGATCAAGAAGATGTTTTTCGATCGCAAGGCGGTGACCAGCCGTGTCGATCGGACCACGCGGCGGGTGCTTTCAAAGTTCGGTGCATTCGTGCGCACCACCGCTCGCCACAGCATCCGCAAGCGGAAAAAGATCTCAGAGCCCGGCCAGCCTCCAAGCTCACACACCGGCCTGCTGAAGAAGTTCATCTACTTCGGCTACGACCCCCGCAAGGATTCGGTGGTCATCGGGCCTGTGCGGCTGAGTCAACGTGGACGAGGCGACCCCCGGAATACTGCGCCACACCTGCTCGAGTACGGCGGCACTACCACGCTCAAACGCGACGGTAAGCGCAGACGAGCGAGATTCCGGGCGCGGCCGTTCATGGGACCGGCCTTCGAAAAAGAACGACCCAAGCTGCCCGCCATGTGGAAAGGCAGCATCAAGTAGCTAGGAGGCAACGCAATGCCAGAAGAATTCCTGTTGGGCATGAACGCCAAGATTTACCAGGGTGCGGCCGGCGCACTGCTGGCCGCCCTGACCGAGATGAGCAACGTCAAGGATGTGACGCTGAATCTCCAGGCCGGCGAAGCGGACGTCTCCACGCGTGGCAATCAAGGCTGGCGCGCCACCGCGCCGACGCTGCGCGAGTGCACGGCCGAGTTCGAGATGCTTTGGAAGCCCGGCGACGCCGGCTTCGACGCCGTCAAAACCGCGTTCCTCACCTCCAGCACCATTCGACTGGCGGTATTGACCGGAGCCCATGACGCTTCAGGTACCGAAGGCCCCCTGGGGGACTTCTCCATCACCAACTTCAGCCGCAGCGAGCCGTTGGAAGAGGGTGTCACCGTCAGCGTGACCGCCAAGCTCGCGGTGTTCGATGAATGGGTCACGGTGGCGTAGTCCCCGACCAGTGCGATTCACCACAAGGAGCATGCTCTTGAAGACATTTACAGACGCTGCCGGCCGCACCTGGACGATCACGCTGAACCTCGGCACCGCCATGGCGGTCAAGGACAAGCTGGGCATCGATCTACTTCAGCCCGAAGCACCGCGCCAGGGTGATCGCGATGGGCCGCCGCTGCTGACCGCGTTAGGCACGGACGAGATGCTGCTGGGCGAGGTGCTCTGCGCCATGCTCGAAGGACAGTTCGCCGCGCACAAGGTCACCGAGGAAGACGTGCGTGCGGCCTTCGACGGGCGGACGCTGCTGGCGGCGCAGAAGGCGTTCTATGAGGAACTGATCGATTTTTTCCGGTCACGCGGCCGCAACGATCGGGCCAAGGCGGTCGCGAAGCAGATGGCCATGATCGACGCGGCCGTGAACGCGATGGAAACGCGGATCGACGGGATCGATCCCCGGAAGGTGGTGGACGAGGCGATGAGTTCCGCGGGTGGGCAGACGTTTTCCGGATCGCCGGCAGCCTCGGCTTCGCCGATTTCCGGGGGCTGACATTGCGGCAACTGCTGTGGATGGCCGAGGGCTTAGGCCGCGAGCGCTGGGCGCACACCTCGCTCATCTGCGCCCTGATCGCCAATGCCCACCGTGATCCGAAGAAACATCGCCCATTCAAGCCATCGGATTTCGATCCTTACGCACGCATTGGCCGCCGTTCATCACGGAAAGTCGCGGATAAGCAAGACCTGAAACTTCTAAGAGAGGCCCTCGAGGCCCGGAAAGGCAACTGACATGGACATGGCCGCAATCATTGAATCGCTGGGCAGCTTCTTCAATTCCGGGTTCGGGTTCGCCCTCACATGGGCGGCGTTTGTCGGACTGTTCTTCTGGCTGGCCAGTCGATTCAACCCATTCCAGGAGAAGTGGAAGGCCTGGGAAGGGTCGATCATCACCGGCATCAAACTCGCCGAGAAGGAAATCCCCGACGATACGCCCAACGCCGGCCTGGCCAAGCTCGACGCAGCGTTGCGGTTCGTCTTGAACGCCTACGCCGACGCGAACAACGGCAAGCAGCCGTCGGCCAGGTTGGTCGAGCAGATCAAGCAGGCGATCCAGATCACCCACAGCGACCTGGAACGCCTCGGCGGCTTGGATAAGGCTGCCCCCGTCAGCGGGGAGGCGGCGTGATGCAGTGGCTGATCGCCATCCTCA